CTATTTCTTTAGGTTAGGTAGCGATTTATTTCCTTGGGGTAACAAGGTTGATGTTCACACGTTTCCTGACTTTAACGAAATTCATACTGTATTGGCTCGATGTGGTCAATATGCTACCGATAACGGCTTACGAATTACAACTCATCCAGGTCCATTTAACTTGTTAGCGTCTCCTAAAGAAGATGTAGTAATTAATACTATAAAAGATTTAGAGATGCATTCTTTGTTATTTGACTTAATGGGTTTATCTCGAACTCCGTATAACAAAATTAATATTCACGTAGGTGCTACCTATGGTGATAGGTACTCAGCAGCTGAGACTTGGTGCAGGAATTTTTATAGGCTATCCGAGGGAGTACGATCCCGTTTAACTATTGAAAATGATGACAAGGCAAATATGTATTCTGTTAAAGATTTACATGAACTTATTCACCAAAAGGTTGGTATACCTATAGTATTTGATTATCATCATCACACGTTTCGTGATCATGATATGACACAAAAAGAAGCTTTAGAATTAGCAATTTCTACTTGGCCAAAAGGCATAAGACCAGTTGTTCATTATTCCGAATCGAAATCGTTACACGAATCCAATGACAAGCTCAACCCTAGAGCGCATTCAGATTACGTAACTAACTTTATTGATACTCATGGATTTGACATTGATATTATGATAGAAGCTAAGGCAAAAGAACTAGCCCTTTTGAATTATTTAGAGCTACAAAAAAATTCTTTTGTAAAAAATGCTGTTTAGTAACAGAGACCATAATTATATTACTTATTATATTTATAATATATTAATATTATTATACTAATATACATTTACTATTTAAAATTAAATTATGAGATATAAAGAACATACCGTAAGAAAGTTAGAAGCTCAAGCTACAAAATTGAAAACTCTACAAAGAGCAATTAATAACGCTGATATTAACGGCCCTGATGCCGTTATGTTTATCGATCAAGTTGTTAAAGAAATTTTAGTTGTTGTTGAACGCTTAGAACTAGAATCAAATGAATAAAACCGCACTGAAAGTATTAGTTGGTATAGTCGCATTAGCTCTTGCCGGCTGCGCAGCATATTTTTCAATCATTGGATTGTCTAAATTATTTGCTGGAGCATCAATAGCTGTAATTGCAATGGCTTCGACATTAGAAGCTTCGAAATTAGTAATAGCTTCGTTTTTATATCAAAACTGGAAAACAGTAAATAAGACGCTAAGAGCGTATTTATCAATTGCAGTAACTGTTATTGCAATTATTACTTCAATGGGTATCTATGGATATCTATCTGGAGCATATCAAACTACAAAATCTAAATATGATTTAACTCAAACTCAAACAGATAGTTTAGCTGCTAAAAAATCATATTATGATGCCTCTATCACAACATATAAAACTCAATTAGAATCTAAAAATGTTCAGTTGTTGAATTTAACTTCTATTAGAAATTCTCAAGAACAACGAGCAACTCAATTAATAACTTCAAATAGAAGTTCTAACTCTGCAGATAGAAGTGCTAGACAAACAGATAAAACTCTTAAGACTTTAAATAAAGAGATTGAGATATTAAATACTAATATTCTTGCTTATTCAGACTCTTCATCTAAACTTCAAGTTAGTATGACTCAGTTAGGATTGAAAAATGAATTATCTTCAGAATTAGGTTCATTGACTTACATTTCAAAAGTATTAGATGTTCCAATGGATAAAATAGTAAATGTATTAATTTTACTTTTTATCATTGTATTTGACCCGCTAGCTATTTGTATGGTGTTAGCATTTAACTTCTTAAATAAATCAAATGAAGAAGGCATTAAAGAAACTAAAATATCTAGGCCTGAACGCCCTGTTGCATTTGAAGTTCCAGAAATAGTATTTAAAGAGAAAGAACCTAGGGTAGAATTACCTGAAATTCAGGCAGAACAATCGTCGGAAACACCCCAAATTTCGTCGATAATTGAGCCCTTGAGTATTGTACCCCCGATGCCCGATAAAGACGATATATACGACGAAAAAAAGCCGATTATTGACGAAAGGGAAATGCTTAAAAGAAAGAAAATTCAAAAAGGCTATGTAGGTGGTGTAAGTACAGAAACGAAAATATATTAAATAAAAAATAAAGGTTATGAAAGTTAAAGGTAAAAAAGAAGTAGACAAAAGCATAATGGCTGAGTCTAGATTTAAAACTAAAATTGATGCTAAAGGTCGTCGATTGATGTTATGTCAAAATTCTGAACCAGGAGGTAAACATTTCAAAGGAAGACTTTGCAGTGAAATGGTAACAGTTAATTATGACACGGTTGCTGTATTATGCTTTAGATGCGTAAACCAAATTGTTGAACCACCTGTACTCAGAGGCACTGCTGTTAAATCAGATAAACCAAAAGGATGGAAATTTATGAAAGAATTTGTTGCACAAGATGGAACGGTTTATCATAAAGGAGAAGAACAAACTTCATTAAAAGGCACATTACCTGCAACAGTAATTGAACCTAAAACAGAAAAAAAGCGATTAACCAAAGCAGATAAAGAAATTGCAATGCAATCTTTAGGAACTGAAATTAAAGGATTGAAAGCTGATTTATTTGTAGAAACAAGAAAAGGTAAAAGAGCAGAAATCACAAGAAGGCTTTCAAAAGCAAATCGAGAACTTAAGAAATTGATGTAACATTTTGTAATGTCACATGAATTACTTATATTAAGTTAAATTTAAAATATATGAATAAAAGTAGAGGAATAAATTTAGGAGTGTATGACGATGAAGTTAAGAAACCTTCTTCTAAAAAGAAAAAAGAATTAGAAGAAGATAAAGAACCTTCTATTTTTGATGAAATAGATTATGGATTGAATATTGACGAGTCAATTGTTTATTTACATGGTGATATTATGTTAGGTAATTTATTTGACTTTATTTCTAAAGTTAGAATTATATTAGCTAATAGACCTGAAGAAAAGAAAGAAGACCCAATCAATTTACTTTTAAATTCAAATGGCGGTGATGTTTACGAAGCGTTAGGAATTATTGATTATATTGAATCACTTTCAGTACCAGTTAATGTAATTGCAAGAGGTAGAGCAATGTCAGCAGGAGCAATGATATTATGTTGTGGAACTGGTGTGCGTGCTGCTTCTAAATCAACGACAATTATGGTGCATGAAGCTTCGGCTGAAATATTTGGTAAGTCTGCAGACATTAAAGCAAATGCAGACCATATTGATGAATTAGAAGAAGACTTTTATAAAATTATGGCTAAGCGAACTAAACAGGATGACGAGTTTTGGCGCAAGGCTTGCAGAAAAGACTTTTATATGTCAGCAGTAAAGGCAATGGAGTTGGGTCTAATTGATCAAGTTATTTAAAATAAAAAAGGTTATGAATCAAAATACAGAAGCTCAATGGGAGCAATTAATGACTTACATAAATGATTATGTAAGTGGTGCTAGAAAAGAAGCATTGGTTAAGATGTATGAAAAGTTAGCAGATAGAGTTTTAACTGCTCCAGCTTCATCACATTCAACAAGACATAATTGTTGGCCAGGAGGATATATCGATCACGTTAACAGAGTTGTTAAATGTGCATTGGAATTGCATACTACATGGGACAAATTAGGATCTAATACTAAAACTTTTACTAAAGAAGAATTAGTATTTGCTGCTATTAATCACGATTTAGGAAAAGTAGGATCTTCGACAGATGATTATTATGTACCTAATGATTCTGATTGGCACGTTAAAAGAGGACAGATTTATAAAATCAATCCGAAATTGCAATTCATGAAAGTTCCAGATAGAAGTATCTTTTTATTACAAGAGCATGGAGTTGAATTTTCTGAAAATGAATATTTAGCAATTAAGCTTCATGACGGTTTGTATTCAAAAGGAAATGAATCGTATTTGATGGCAGGGTTACCTGAGTTTTCACTTAAAACAGATTTGCCAATTCTTTTACATCATTCAGATCATTTAGCTACTTTAATTGAAGCTAATTTACAACATCAACCTGAAGTAGTTGAAGTGCCTAGCACACCTAATAGAATTAAATCAAAACTAACAAATGTTAATAATCCAGCTGTCGACGACAGTTTGAAGTCAGCATTTGATAAA